CCACGGACCGAAGTCTGACCAAGGGCCGTAAAAAGCCTTTGACCTTAGCTGGTACTCATAATCCCGACCTTGCCTTGGAGAGCTCGGTGCGGAAGTTGGATCTTCCAGATGTTTTAAGTCTGGATTAGCCTGAGTACGATCGTCCTTTAAGCGATATAGCATTGCTGCTATGACACCCAACATATTTGTCGGACGTCTCACCTCAAGAGGTGTCGCTTGGAGCCTTAGACCAGAAATGCCCTCCCAGCCGCGATCATTGCTGATCACGAAGGAGGACACCTGGCTCTCGTCCCAATTGCAACATAGTCCATCAGAATCTCCGGCGTGAGCCGGGACCCTTAGGTTCTGAGCAATTGTACGAGGCAACGCTTTGACAACTGATATCCACGGACGACGCAGACGAGCATCGCAGCCAAGGCCGCGCGCACTTCTAAACTCCGCACGACGGATACCATATGCGAGGCGGAAGAGGGTTTCAACACCATCAAGAATCTAATACTCAAAGAATGGACGAACTTCGAGCCCATCGTAGAAGTCCTTGCCACAACTCTCTCGAAAGGGGCCCTCACGGAACGACTTACTGCTATTCGCAGTAAAGCCGCAGAACGTAAGGACCTCAATGAGGAAGTCGTAAGCTTTGGACGGAACGATGATATCGTCACCATAAACTCTAACCTCGAAAGGATCAAGTTCAAGCAACTTCACGCAAGAGATAGCGAGGCTCCAAAAGATCAGAGTCTCGAGCTCGAACGTGTAACCGTTCCCCATAGAGGAGAACTTCTCATACCTTAACCATTTCCCGTCCAGTAGGCCGACTTTAGATCGGCAAAGATCAAGCCTCTCGAACCACTCATGTGGTAAGAGAAACCGGACCAATTCACGAGCAACAGTATCGCTCGCTGAGGACAGGTCAATAGTAGCAAGAGAGCCGTCGATCGAACCTCGACAGGCCATGTCCTGATTAGGGACCTGGTCATCAAGATCCAACCCGCACTTAAGCCGAAGCTTTCTCCGCATCAGTTTGCCTAGCCCTAGTTGGGCATAGACATTCATCAGCGGTTCGATCGCTATGGTTCGGTGCGTGACAGCGGTTTTGGGCACGAACGCTATACGGTTGCCAGGAACTAGGCTCATCTCCTCCCGCGTGACAAAGGGCCAAAAGCCTTCGATCTCGCAGTTGGTCACTGACCTAGCCCATTGAGGCTGGCTTTGCACAAGCAGAGCCCCGATCTCCGCCATGTCATGACTGACAGACGGGACGACTTGCAGCTTGTCGTAAAGAGACGTTAAGCCTCTTGCCTCGGAGTGATTAAAAGCACCGGGGCCAAAACGACACGCATCGAGCCACTCGCGAGAGTTCACATGCGCCCCTAAGACTCTCTGAACCTCCTCGGCAGCTGCTGTGATAGCAGCCTTCACCTGGGGGCTGGCGTTTTCGACGCCAGCACAGAGAGACCTAAAACGCATGTTAGTCTCACCACACGAAACCTCCGCGGCGAAGAATTTCTCCTTCGCTGTCACGAGAGGATCCACACCTTCTATCTCTAGAGGGGCCTTCTTAAGGAACGAGACGGCTTGATAGTCATCTCGGAACCTAGTGGGCAGGGTATAATCCCTAGGATCGACAGTCTTGCGAACAAGCTGTTCAACCTCATCGTAACGGAGCAAAATCTCACAACTAAGCGAGATCGGTGTGTTGAGCGACTCAAACAGGTCAACGGCAACACTCTTCAAGACCCCTTGGGGTGACTTGAAGTCCCTGCATATTGCACGCAGGGTTCCAAAGAGGGCTCTTTTAGTAGAGTTTTCCCTCTGTCTGGTCAAGCAGCACCCTTGTCGAAGTACCGCTGAAGCTTCCAGAGATTACTCCCTGGAAGAGCATCAGCGGCGCAGCCTAGACGGTAGCTGGAAATAGAGCTTTCAACAGCTCCGTCGCCAGTTCCCGGTCCAGGCTCCAACACAAGAGTATCACCAAGGTTTTGATGGAGATCAAGATACAGATCGAAATCTCCGCCTTGGAAGTAGTTGCTGCGCCTGTGCGTAAGAACCGCCTGATAGCGGTCCACAATCGCCCAGGCCTCCGTCTCATCACCATCGTCTATCTCCAGCCCAACATCCTGTGCGAATGCCAGGACTGAGCGGACAAGCCGTGAGGCTTCTTCGAGCAGACTGACATAGGTGTCCGGACACATATCTCCATCGCGGAGGAGTGAACGGGCATCGGCGAGGCATTGAGCCATCGTCTCGAGATTAATCACTTCGTGTGAATTAGTCATAGTAAGGATACCAGGTTAGAGGTTTAGGTGGGAATGGCGCCAGTTTCAGCGGCGGCCTTAACGATGGCCTGTCCGACCGCTTCTTTGAAGCGAGCGTACAGTTCATCAGTTTCGGCCGTCGAGAGCTTGGCGGGGTGGAGAATCTCGAAGGTAGCCGTCAAGGTACCATCGAGAAGACCAGACGTGCCGTTAATAACCGGACGCGTCAGTTTGCCTCGAGTGCGATAAACACCCGCCGCCTTGTCCGCCGGGATGACCCGAGAAAGGACAAAACGGGACGTCCCAAGAATCGACGTAGCACCGCTCTCGACCCATTCAACGCTATCGGTGTTAACCGAGTAGACATCGAATGTGACGTTAGCGGCGGCGTTGTTCTTGAGCGTCAGTGCGGCAGCTGCTGCCATAAGGTATAACTCCTGAAAAGGAAAAGTGGCTAAATCCGCGCAGTACGCGCGGAACCACGATAGGTCCCCTGTATGAGAGCCAGTGACGTCACAAGTTTGGCAAAGCCAAACGAGTTAGTCATCGGAGGATACAAAGAGAACGGAGAAAGATCCGGGATGGATCTCGTGTATTGACGTTCGGAATTAACGCACCCCATAGGCAAGCAGGAGTACAGCCGTCCACCGCTGAGAACGTTGTTCACAGCAGGGCGAGACTGAACATAACCTGTACTGTCTATGCGATGATACATTTTCCGCCGTATCAATACACCTTGTTGAGCTGTAAGAGCCGTCAACCAATCTCCGACTTGGATGAACCAGTCGAAGACAAAACTAAACGGCACCAGCTCCCATGCAACCAAAGCAGGGTTAGTCAGACCTAGCTGTTGCATAGCCGATAAGTGCGGGCTGGAGAGCTCGCACCAGATCTTAACTTTGATCTCCGTATGCCCGCTAATCAAAGCAGTATACGGATGAACAGAGCCAGGGATCCCTACGAAGGTCGTAGACCCCGACGACGGAATGTTGGTTAACAACGATTCCGAAGCCGTGACCGTAAACCGAGTAGGTCGGGTGACGTGCTGCTGAGCGAAAAACTCAGCAGACCCCTTAACATCCATCAGTAACGGCATCCAGCCGTACTTGTACTCTAACCAACTCTTATGGAGTCGTTTAGGGGTGATGTTAAGGTTTTGGGCGATACCTCTTAAATCGCCCTTCCGAAACGCACGATAAGCTCTGTCGATACGGCGTGCCGTATCTAAGATCAAGTCGGACGTCTTGGATGCTTCTGCGTAGGCAACGGCAACGTTGACCTTCGCGTCAGCCATCTTTACCAAAGCTTTCACTGTCACGGCGTTTAACAGACTAGTGATCCTTGCTTGATACGCCGGCGAGTTTTGGAAACTCGCTCGGACTAAACCAAGCAGTTCACTATTAGTCCAGTTATAGTCGTTAAAGTGAACGGTCGTCGCGCCACCGAGTACTGGGACGGACCAGTAAGACCATTTCCCAAGCTGGGAAGTCTTAATCCGATCGTCAAAGTACCCGTTGACGGGCTTCTCGTCCTTTGGTATTGACCCAAAGTTGGGAGTATTGTTCCAGCTACGAATCCTGCCCTCTGCACTAGTAGATTTATTTCCGGCATAACCCGGAAAACTAGAGTTAAGGTCCCAGGTGTTCGAAGACGGCACGTTACTCCTTCCAATAGGTTGACTAGCCCGTTAAGGGCAAGAGATAGACCGAGCATGTCGGGGACCTAAAGTCCGACCCTCATGACTCAAGTTTCCTTGAAGCCACAAAGCTAAAGGATGCTGCTTAGTCGAAAGAGACCCC